CTCCTAACCCAACCCAACCAACCTCAGCCGGTGACCCTTCAGGCTGCGACACGGTTGTTGACAGGTTGGCGGTTATGCTCTACGCTTCATCTCGACAGGCACAGCCAGACCGCTGCTAGCCTGTTTGCACCTTGACAACCGAATAAGCACACCGCTTCCAGGGCAACTGGTAGGTAGCGACGACCGGCATGGGTACTTGACCGGGAGGTGTGGTAGAGTTCAGCGGAGCCACACGCTTTGTTTGTTCATGGCACGCTGTGACCTGGCCAGCCAGGCACCTAGGTTCGTGACCTAGGCACAGCCTTGCACCTTTAGGTGCTATCATTTCCACTGTTTCTGTTGCTATCATGCGTAACATGCGAGCTGTTGAGCGTCGTTCTTCCGTCGCTATCCGCCGTGTTTATGTGTCCGTCAAGGATGCATGTGCTACTGTTGTCTTCACCGATGGCAGCACCTATGATTACAAGGGCGTCAGCCGTCGTGCTATCATTAACCTGCTCGTGAACAAGAGCATGAGCCTTGGGTTCTGGGTTAACCGTAACTGTGTCAACCCTGAGCGTAACGTAACCTACACTCAGTGGGTTAGGTTTGCTGTCTGATAGAGTTCATTAGTTCATTCATTCACCATTCACATTCATGCTGTTCTACACCAAAGAACTGACCAACGCTCTTGCTGATCGGTTCGATGATCTTGAAGAGATCCAGTTTGTTGCCAAACATGGTTGTCAATCTGGTGTATCTGGTTTCTGTTATTATTATGAGACCAATGCATTTTTCAAGGATCATGAGGATGATGTTGAGGATGTGTGTCATGATATCCTCGGTGAGGATTATCTTCAGCACTTCGCCAAGCGCAACACATCCATCCAGGGTTTGATCAATGAGATGGTGTGGTTTGTTGTTGAGACTTATTGTCAGAACATGGCAGACCACGCTGAATCATTGGCTCTAACCGCCTGATGTCTACACTTAGCCATCATCTTTGATGGCTTTCTGTAGCCTTCAAGCTACACTTAATCTTGTTGCTTGTTATCATCATGTTTGTCCACATCACGCCTAAGTCTTCTAACAAAAAGACTGGTCCTATACCTGTCACTACATCTGAGCAGTCTAGCTGTGCACCTACTTGTGCATTCATTAACAAGGGCTGTTATGCTAAGCAGGGTCCGCTTGCTTTACATTGGCGTAAGGTTAGTGATGGTTCTCGTGGTACTGATTGGCAGGGGTTGTGTGACTTTATTGGTACGCTTCCTGATAAACAGGTATGGCGACACAATCAGGCTGGTGATCTCCCACACATCTTGGGTGATATCAATCCTGCTATGATGGCACACCTTGTTGTTGCTAACACTAACAAGCGTGGGTATACTTATACTCACCACAAGCTGAATGATCACAACCTTGAGATTCTTCAGCGTTGTAACAAACAGGGCTTCACTGTTAACATCAGCACCGAGTCATTGTCTGCAGCTGATGCAGCTGTTGAGTTAGGTTTACCTGCTGTTACGGTTGTTGCTAACAATCAGCCTGTACCTACACACACACCAGCTGGTCACAAGGTTGTTGTATGTCCTGCACAAGAACGTGATACTAATTGTGCAGAATGCAAGCTGTGTGCACAAGCTAACCGCACATGTGTGGTAGCATTCAAGGCACATGGTACTGCTGCTAAGACTGTTAACTCCATTGTTTCTGAGTGATGACTAACTTTGAATATCTGACAACACAACTTGAGTATGCTCAAGAGCAGCTCATGATTGCTGATAGTATTGATGCTAAGATTACATGGGGTAACCGATGTGATCAGTTAGAGTCTGCTATCATGGATATGTATGAGGAGGTAGTCTTTAGTTAGACCACCATCATCACACCAGCCAGGGTTATAGCGAGATGCTTAGGATCGAATCCTTACCCTGTGCTCTGCCCACCTTGTGTGGGCTTGTAACACCGTTGTTTAGTCTTTCATGACTTCCACTACCGAAACCACCTTTCAACGCTTCCACAAGCGCAATCCTGAGGTGTATGAACAGATCAAGACTCTGGCTCTGCGTCTCAAGCATGTGGGTGTGAAGAGCTATGGTATGAAGGCTCTGTTTGAGATCCTTCGTTTCAATGCTTTGCTCAGCGTTGATAACAAGCTGAAACTCAGCAACAATTACACTTCACTCTATGCTCGTCTTATGATGCAGCAAGAGCCTGAACTTGCTGGATTCTTTATCACTCGTACACTTCGTTGACCTTGAAACGTAAACAACTCTCATTTACTGAGGTTGAGATGGGCATCATTGTTGATGCCCTCCGTAACCAATGGTGGATGCGTTACAATCCTCAAACGGAAAAGAACGTTGAGATCCACCATAGTCTCCTTGATCGCATCATCAATGCTCAAGCTCAGTTAACCAATGAAACAAACACCACGTCCGATTCCTAATTCAATAGTCACACCCATTGTGGCTATGTTAATTAGTTTGACGTGTTTATCTGGTGTTGCTTATCTTGTTCAGATGAACAGATACAACCCAAGCACAAAGTCCTTTCGTTTAGTGTAACGTTATGTCTCGGCCAGATCCATTTGGTAATCGCATTGAGGAGGTCATGGAGTGGGAAGCCACTGATGATCTTACTGAGTACACAATCGAAGACGGTTTGCATTCAGCTGCCATGTGGGATTTGCCCGAGGCATTTGTTTGCATTGTCCGTGCTACAGGAAAGAATGGTAAGATTACGGAGAAAGCTTATCGTTCAGCAAAGGCTGCACACAAACACATCCTAAAACTTATGGATGAAGATGCAGAAGAGGTAATGATCCTCACTGATGAAACAATCTCCATGCCCACTATCTAACCACCATGAATCCACACGACCTAGCTGATCTGCTACAGTATGAAGGCTTTGACATTGATTATGATACAGGTGAGGTTATCCCTGATTCACAGGGTATCAGCAACGATGTATTGATTATCCTTGCTGCATTGGGTAAGCTTGAAGTCAAGAGAGATCTTGATGGTAATCCTACCTATTACATTCCTCACTTGAATGTCTGTGATATGCAGACTTATTGTGAAGCTTTTCCTGATGACCTTTCTTGCAAGATGTATGATGTCTGATCTTAATCAACTTCAGATCGAAGCCCTCACTGATCACCAATACTCTTTGTTCTTAGCTTATGGCGACACCTTCCGAGATCAACAAACAGTTCCAGTTAGAAAAGGAAGCGATCTCGTGTGGGAAGGAGAGGCTACACGACTCCTTGAGAAAGCTGGAGGAGAAAAGCTATGCCTCTGCTAGTGTTTATGGCACAGCAAGCATAGCTGCAGCTCTTCCTGCTGTTATCAAGGGGATTGAAGCTTCGCTATCTAAACTTCGCAAGGGCAATGCTGGTCAGTATTACAAGCCTGTTGCTGAACACATTGATGATCTTGAGCCGTTAGCTATTGCTACCATTGCTCTCAAGGTTACGTTTGATAATGTGTTTAGTATGAAGCGTGATGCTGATTTACTAACCAATGTTCTTGTGTCCATAGGCTCAGCTCTTGAGGCTGAGTGTAAGTTTAGGTGGTATAAAGTTACTGCTCCTGAACTATTCAAGTATGTCAAGGACAGATACTTTCATGAGTCTTGTGGTACACATCAGAAGACAACGATTGCTAGTGTTATCTTTGGCAGGCATGACATTCACTGGGACACATGGCCTATCAAGACAAGAGCTGCCCTGGGTGGTTGGTGTCTTGAGCGTGTGATTGCAGAGACAGGATGGTTCATGAAACAGACGGAGCAACTCGGCAAGCGTTCTGTGTGTAGGCTTGTACCCACACCAGAGTTCATTGAGATCCGAGAGCAGCTCATTGCCCAGGCTGAGATGTTCAGCGGTATCCCCTGGCCCATGCTGGTGGAGCCTAATGACTGGACCAATGAGAGGCTCGGAGGCTACCTCACAAACGAGTTAATGAAGGGTCATCAGCTGACCCGTCGCGGTAACCCCACAGTAAAACACGGGGATATACCGATCCAATTTCTGAACAAGCTTCAGAAGGTGAAGTACCGTATCAACACTCATGTGTTGGAAGTAGCAAGACACTTTAAGGAGAGAGGGGTAACAGTGGGGAAATTCATTCCCATTACTGAAGCCTTTAAACCTCCTCGTCCTCCTGCTGCTGATGAAGATCCATCAGTCCATCAATCGTGGAAACGAGAGATGGCTGAAGCATATAATGCTGATCGTCTTAACTTCAAGAGATCAGTAAGAACAAGAACTCAGTTGGAAGCAGCTGAGAAGTTTAAGGATGAGGAGTATTATCTCTGTTGGTCATTTGATTACAGAGGTAGAGCATATCCAATTCCTGCTTATCTAACACCTCAAGATACTGACTTTGGTAAGAGCCTGATAAGGTTTGCTGAGGAGTCGTTTGTTGATGAGGATGCTGAGTTATGGTTAGCCTTTCAAGTAGCAACAACCTATGGGTTGGATAAAGCTACAATGGAGGATAGGATAGCTTGGGTTCGTAACAACTATGACTTGATCACAAAGATCGCCACTGATCCCATTGATAACCTTCCTGAATGGGAGGGAGTCGAAGAACCATGGCAATTCATGGCAGCATGTCATGAGTATTACCACTGTTGTATTGAGTGTGATAAACAAACTACTGGTCTTATGGTTGCTGTTGATGCAACCTGTTCTGGTCTACAGATCCTTGCTGGTCTTGCTAAGGATGCATCTACTGCATCACTTGTCAATGTATGTCCAGGAGATAAGCCCAGTGATGCATACAAGGCTGTCGCTGAGGAGTCCAAGAAACATCTCCCTGAGGAGATGCATGAATGGATGACAAGGAAGACAACCAAGAGAACAGTCATGACAATCCCATACAATGCTACTAAAGCTAGCTCTCGTGTCTATATACGAGAAGCACTTAAGGAGCAAGGGGTTGAACCAACATCTGAACAGGTGTCAATGGTTGTTACGGCTGTCTACGATAGTATGGATGCTATTGTTCCTGGTCCTATGCGTGTTATGCGTTGGATTAAGAAACATGTTGGTCAGTACATCAGAGATGGTGCTGATGAGGTTGAATGGATTACTCCTTCTGGTTTTGTTGTCAATCAAAAGCGCAACAAGAAAGAAACAGAACGAGTTGAACTTCAGCTTCTAGGTCGTACCTCAGTTACTCTTGCTGTTGGTCAGGGTAATCCTTGTCCTACACGTCATAAGTCAAGTACGGCTCCCAACCTCATCCATTCTCTGGATGCATCCATTCTTCACGAAACATTCCAAAGATTCACAGGACCATTCACGGTCATCCACGATTCAGTACTCTGTAGAGCCACTGATATGGGAACGCTCAATGCCCTTGTGAGAGAAACCTATACGGATATCTTCACAAGAGATTGCTGGCTCACCAAGTTTGGTGAAGCTATCAATGCGTCTGAGCCACCACCCATTGTGGGTACACTTGACCCTGAAGTGGTTGAAGACTCCACTTACTTTTTCTGTTAACCACCATCATCACCATGACCACGCACGTCACCAAAGAGCCCGTTCTACTTGAAGGCTACCAAGCTATCCTGAAGCCGTCTGAGTACGGTTACAGCCTGTCTGCCCTGCTTCCTAAGGAACTGATTGATGTTCTTGAGGAAGAGCGTGAAGGCTGCCTGGAGTGGGCTAAGAACAAGGCTAAGAACCCCAAGCGGGTTACTGTTAAGCCTGAGCCCTGGGAAGAAGTCAAGGATGGGTATTACCAGTGTAAGTTCCGCTGGAAGAGTGATGACAAGCTGGTGCCTGTTGTCGTTGACACTGAGGGCACTGTGATTACTGATTCCAATACTCCTGTCTACAGTGGTAGCAAGGTGAAGCTGGCCTTCATTCAGAAGCCCTATGCTCTGCCTGCTGGGGACATTGGCACCTCTCTTAAGCTGAAAGCTATTCAGGTTGTCAGTCTTAACTCTGGTGCTGGTGTTGTTGACAGCGGTGATCTGGATGCCGATAGTGCTGTGGAGCTGTTTGGTACCACCAAAGGCTTCAAGACTTCGGAGCCCAATCCCACTGCCGATACCACCGTCAACATTGATGAGGACTTCTAATGCGTAGTCGCCTGGAAGAGCAGGTGGCAGCATTGTTGGATGAGTTGGGCATTGAGTACGGCTATGAACCAGAAAAGCTCAACTATGTCATTGAGGCACAGTACATCCCTGACTTTAAGGTTGGGGATGTGTACCTTGAAACAAAGGGTTTCTTCAAACCATCCGATCGTCGTAAGATGTTGGCGGTTAAGAAGTCAAACCCAGATAAAGACATCCGGCTGGTCTTCCAAGCACCCTACAACAAGATCAGTAAAAACTCTAAAACCACCTACGCCATGTGGGCCGAGAAGAACGGCTTCCAATGGTGTCCCTATTATGAAATTCCTCTTGACTGGCTACAGCAATGAAACCAAAGAAACCACTTAACGGAAAACTATTTCTTAGCAAAGTCAAGAAGAGCAAACGCCCTCTCAAGGGCAGCAAACCTTATCGCGGTCAAGGCCGCAAATGACCATGCCGTATTCCGCAGCTTTTGGCACCAAAGAACGTCTCAAAGAATACATAGGCGACTTCTTTGCTGAAGTCCCTGAAGGTTACGATCCTCAGGATGTAATTGATGTAATCTTTGAAGAGCTTGATAGTTGGATTGAGTATCACAACAACAACGCTAAGGTTTATGAGACCATCCGTGCCGGACTCACAGAGCGAGTTTCAAAGGCATGAACCTTGTCCCTCTTGTGGGAGCAGCGATGCTCTTGCCCGTTATACTGATGGTCATGCGTATTGCTTCTCCTGCGGGGCATATGAACATGCTGATGGCACTCAAAGTACCACCGCTTATTCTGTTATGATTCAAGGCGAACCTGTACGCTTATCCAAGCGTGGGTTGTCTGAAGAGATCTGCAGGAAGTATCGCATCCATAAGGACGGCGATCTCCTAAGGTTCCACTACTATGATTCTTCGGGTCAGATATGTGGAGCCAAGGTCAAAACCAAAGACAAGGCTTTTCGCTGGGAGGGCAAGAATGTCGATCACCAGTTGTTTGGTCAGAACTTATTTCCTGATAAAGGAACACGACTTACTATCTACGAAGGAGAGTTAGACGCAGCTTCAGGCTATGCTGCTATGCCCACCTGGCCTCATGTGTCTCTACCTGATGGAGCACAGAGTGCTAAGAAGGCATTGCAAAGGGTCATGCCATTGCTGCAAGGCTATGAAGAGATTGTTCTTTTCTTTGACAATGATGAGCCCGGTAGAAAGGCTGCAGAAGAGTGTGCACAGATCTTACCTCCAGGTAAGGTCAAGATTGCAAGACTGGAGAAATACAAAGATGCTTCAGATGCCTTGCAAGCTGGTGACTCGGAAGCCATACTCCGTGCTGTTTGGGATGCAAAGACGTACCGACCTGATGGTATTGTTGATGCAAAGACCCTCCTCGACCTTGTAACCACACCTACACCACCCGCTGATCATGAATACCCATTTGGAGGATTACAGAATAAGCTTCACGGGATTAGATATGGAGAGCTTGTCACGATTACTGCTGGATCTGGGATTGGTAAATCCTCATTCTGTAGAGAGTTGGCAACTGACCTTCTCCGTTCCGGTGAACGAGTTGGGTACTTGGCTCTCGAAGAGTCAAATAGGAGAACTGCTCTCGGACTGATGTCCGCTGCTATTGGTAAATCACTGCACCTTGGAGACCATGACCGATCTACTCTCGCCCAAGCATATCAGGATACTCTTGCTAATTGGAATCTCTATCTTTTCGATGGGTTTGGTTCTTTTGATCCTGATGTCATCTACAACCGAATTGAGTACCTTGCCACCGGGCTTGAGGTGCGTTGTGTCTTCCTTGATCACCTCTCAATCCTGCTCAGCGGGCTTGACGGGGATGAACGTAGGA